CATTTGCTTTCCCCTTTCGTAGTGTGTACCAGCGCGCACCGCTCATACGACCAGATACTTTGTGATGCGCGCTGGCGACCTTCATTGTGCTGACTCCTTGACCATTGTCTCAGCACGCTTGGCTTTCATCTCGTTGCGCGAGTCGGTATAGACCATCTCTCGCAAGTTGTTCTTTCGGGCGACAAGCACGAAGTGCTTCCTGCCTTTGTGGATAGACCACTCCAGCGTGGGATATCGCTTCTTTGCCCCCATATAGGAAGCATAGATGGCGTTGTATTGCGCCATTGTCTTGTCGTCGCTGACTCGGACTTCCACCCAACGCCCTGTCTCACCATTGAGCAGGATTTCTGCGACAATGGATGCGACATCAGTACGTTGGTTGATTAGTTTCGGATTACTAACGTATTTCAGTTTCATATTCGTTTCTCCTTGTTCGTCATCTGTGGACTTCGCCACAGACGCATTGTTGGTTTCTGGGTACATAAACTTGGAACTTGGGGCATAGTGCTTCGTACGCCTTGCGCTTGGCTATCTTGCCCTGTCGTTCCCTTCGGTTTGAGTTCCATTGCTGGCTGGTCATATGTGTCCCCTTGTCGCTAAAAAAGTTTTTCCGCGACGCAAAAACTATGCCCGACCCCGCGCCAAAAGTCAAGTTTGCGAACGTGTGTTCGCCCCCCTTGTACATACACGCGTCCATACGCGTGCAAATGGTTCTGGTAGTGGTAGCGGTAGCGGTAGCGCTAGCTCAGGGTTTTAACGTACTCGTTTTTCCTGTACCGGGCGTAGTCTTTGCAACGCTCGATTGTTTCTTCGTCAAGCACCTCGCAGATGCCTTCGCACAGATCGACCAATGCCGGCCTGATCAACGGATTGGCCGTCAGCGCGACGAACAAAAGCTCGCTCAGCAGGTCGGCCAGCACGTCCATGTCGTGCTCCGTGGGCTTGAATTGCACGGCTAAAATTCCTCCTCGATGTCCTCCGGCTTGTCCAGGGTTACCGACCACAGCTGGGCGTCGTCGAATCTTGCGACCCTCGAAACGAGATAGACGGTCGTTTCCTTGCCCTTCGCGTTGACCACCGTGATCTCCTCGTTGGCCCGGCCGTCGTGCTTGATCTTGATGCCCCACTCGCCGGACTTCAATTTGTACCAATTTGCGCTCATAATTCCCTTCCCTCGCTCAAGGCGATTTTCATCCGCTCAACCATACTGGCATAAATCCTGTTTTGTTCCACGAGTTTGGCGTTTTGTTGTTGCAGCTCGTCCTTCTGTTCGCGCGTCCGTTCCAGCGCAACCTGCATCTCGTCGCAGCGCGCTTGCCAGAGCGCCAATTCGGCCTGGCTCGTTTCATTCATTTGAATCAAGTTTAGCGTAATTCCTCCGTTCTGTCACGGTTAGCCCGCCCCAAATCCCGTAATAAATCTCGTTCTCGTTCGCCCAGTCGAGGCACTTTTTCCTGACCGGACAGCACCGGCAGACCGCCTTGGCCGCGGGCACCTGGGCCGACTTGCCGGTGCTCGGGAAGAACAGATGGAAATCCAAGCCCTTGCAGGCGGCCTTCCGCATCCACCTGGCGTCGTTGTTCGCCAGCCTGAACTCGTTCAACAAATCCATATAGCTATAGTCCCCACGGCTGGAACCCGTTCCCGAGGTTTTTTTTGGTGTAGTCATAAAGGGCTTTTGCCGCCTTGAGATTGTTGATGGGTACCAGCAAGTCGTTACAATAATCGATGATCTTCAACGATTGCAAATAGCCGCCCGTGTACCACCTGTTCGGTTTGCACCACGACCGGTCGTTGATCTGTGTCAAGCCGTAATCCCACGACCCGTCCCGGTTCAGGGTCTTGTTGATTTGGTTGGGGTCGCACCTGGATTCCTTCCACAGGATGTAATCCAACACGGGCAGCTGGGCCGTCGTCCAACCCGCCATCATCGCCGTCTTCATCCATTGCGCGCACCTCCACACGGTCGGCATCGACGCCTCCTTCGCCGGGCTGGAGAAAAACAGAATCGCCGCAAGAAGGATGCTCGTCGGGAACTTCATATCGCCCCAGCCTACTTCGGCTTCGCTTTTGTGGTCATCGGCCTGCTCCGGTGGTTGTTCGCGCAGGTGGGCGGTCCGGACACCCTGACATGGACGATGATGGTTCCGCCGCATTGCGGGCACCGCCAGGTTTGTTTCATATCGGCTCCGTTCTGTTGTGGTTCGGGTTTCGCCCCCTCCCGGACAGACTCCCACTGCCCGGGACGGGGGACGACAACTCCCCTAAAAGGATAAAGGGGCACCCTATGTTGTCGTTACGTCTTTGATCAGGTTCGTCAATTGCGCGAATTCGTCCAGCGTCATCAGGACTATCCCGCCGGAATTCCCCTCTGGCATGGCGACCATGACGAACGGCCTGATGTCGCCTAGGGCCTTGGAAGTTTCGGACTGTTGCTTGGCAGCACGAAACCTCGTTTCAATCGGGCCGACCTGCGCACCGGCTTTAATTTCAACGCGAAAAAAACCGGACCAATGTTCCTCATGCCTAGAGCCAGCATGACCTGTCGCAGACAGGCCGAGTTTGCGCCGAGCATGACGGGCTTTAGCATCACCTTTAGTTCGATTCCGTTTCCCCCGAGCCGCAGGATCGTTGCACCCACGGACCCGTCGCTTACCGTCACGAGATGGACGCCCCAACAGCCCGAACTTCGGACAGTCAGCGAGGTTGCATTTGTCCTTCTCGCCCTGGCAATCGCCCTTGCGTTCGGTTGCATTCGTCAACTGTCTCGGCGAAGCAGCAGAGTTTTGATTATCTCGTCGGCCTCGCCCCTGGTCAGGGAATCAAGCTTCTCGATTTTCCTGTGGAGGATCTCGGAGACGAGATCGGCCTGCGCCCCGCGTTCCGATATGCCGACGTTGTTCAACATGCCCCGTATCTTGCCGAGCTGTGGGTTGGTCGCCTTGGCGCTTTTGTTTTTGACCTCGGGTTGGATTTCCGTCGCGTTGAAGGCTTTGGTTACCTCCTCCACCGTCGCGATCAGCGGCTTCTCCGCCGGTTGCGCGACCTTGGCCTGTTCCTGCAGCGATTTGAAGGCGTCGCGCAGGCGCGGCAGGTCGTCGTCCTTTAATCCGTGCAGGTCGAGCCCCGCTTTTTGGGCGACATCCTCGGGTGCGACCCCGGCTTTCTCGCACGCGCCGCGAAATTTCGTCATAAAATCCGCGGTCAGAACCGGCGCGGCCACGGCGCCGCGCGCGACCTTGGCCATTTCTTCGCGGCTCGGGCGCGCACCCTTCGCGGCGTAGCCGCAGTTCGCCAACGCCCTGCCGATGGCGCTGGTCTCGGCGTTCTCGGCGTGCGACGTGCGGTTGACCGGGCTCGCCCCGCGCAACTCCTCGGCGTAGCCGGTCGCCACGGGGCGCGCGTCGTCCCTGTCGAAGAAGGCTTCGGCGCGCACGAGGATGCGGCTGTCGTCATAATAATGAATCGACGTGAGCATCCGCCCGTCCGGGTGGTCCGCCCAAAATTTGGCGAGCCTGTCCTCGACGGTTTCGTAATTTTCCAGGTTGAACGGTGGCATTAATTTCCTCCCTTGTTGACCGCACGAAACGTGCGGAATGTTGTTTGTTTCTTGAATTTGCCGAACAGCGCTGGGTGTTCCTCTTCGAATTTCTTTTGGTCGAAAGCAATCCGGGTGGTGTTTTTCCAGGTGCAGACAAGCCTACCATCGACCGTGCCGAATTCCGCATCGGCCAGCAACCCGCATATTTCGGCCTTGATCTTGTCCTCCTGCTCGTCCAGTTGCTTCCTGGACCCCTTGATGGCCTCAAGCTCCCTCAACTGGGCGACGACTTCGGGCGGCAGTTCCTTGATCGACCCGTCGTCCCCGCGCGGGAAACGGGCGGAGATGTGCCTGAATTCATACATCACATTGTCCGGGTAGATGCCCATGTCTATCTGCGCGAGCACCTGCCTGCACGCCTCGATGTGGGTTTGTTTCTCGTCCGAAGAAACTTTCTGCACGTGATGGTGCAGTTGCAAATCAGAATCGAACACGACCCAATCGATGCTGTACACCCCCGTGCAGATCGCCAGCTGTACGCCCTGCCAATACCAGGAATCGGGCAGTATGCCTTGCCATCTTCTGTTGATGGTTTTGACCTCGATGATTTGCTGGTAGCCCTCCTCGGCGAGGCTCACCGCGTCGATTGTGGCGATCAGCCTGACGCCCGGTTCCTCGTAGCAGTACATGTGCTCCGGCGTCTCCAGTCGCAGGTTGAGACTGTCGGCGGCCCATTTGATGAGCGTGGGTTCCAACCGGTTGCCCCTGTCCATCGCCGCGTTGGGCTTCTGCGGTTGCGGGGGCGTCTCGCTCATCAGCTCGGTGGCCAGATCGGCCAGGCTCATGTAGGGGTGCGCCTGGTGCACGGCGGCGGCGGATGACGCGGAGATCTGCGCCTCGCCTTTTTCGTTCTTCCATCTTTTGGCCAACCACTCCGCGGAGCCGTGGGCGGGTTTAGGAATTCGGTACCTTTTCATTGATTTGTCCCTTGCTGATGTTGAATTGTGGTTGTTGTAAAATCGTTATTTTTTGCACCATCGATGCTGGTATATGGGTCAGCATACCGACGACTTTCGGGTTCGGCAACTCGTCCGGAAAATAAGATCCGGTGATCGTGACGTACCCGCTCAAACAGTCGGGCCACAGGTAGCCCACCGAGACGACGTTGCAAATCTCGGGCTTGTAGTGGTCCAGCTCGATCCACCCGTTGTCCGAGTCGAAGGCGTCCACCCAATGGATTGCGACCAGCGACCACGGGCAGGACATCGTTCCCCCTACAGCCAGCACACGTACTCGGACGTGACCCGGCCCTTGATCGGGTCGACGAAATGGAGGCGTTGGCTCGGTTTGCCGACCGCCGCGATGAACGTGCGGGCATACTCGTTGTGCGACTCGGGCGAACCCGTCACGAATATCCGGCCACCGTTCGCCATAGTCAACGCAGTCGGGGTGTGGAAATGGCCCATGTAGCAGTCATGGAACGATTCTACGACACCGGTGGACCACGCCGAAACCTTGCGCAAAATGCTGCTAAAAGCCCCTATTTCGTCGCCATGAACGAGCAGAACCCGGTAGTTCCCTATGGCGAATATCTGGTACCAGTCGTCGGACATCTGCCATTTCACCTGCCTCAAATCCGAACAGTTGTTCGCCACGATCTGGTAGGCCATCCGGTCAATGT